CCAGCGCACGGTTTCGCACGTTTCGGCAATGTCGTACAGTTCGGTGATCATGTCGTCATACCCCATGGATCGCAGCGCAGGGCGTTTATAGCGAAGGTTGCGCGACCGCTCAGCCTTGATGGCTTCCCGGTTGATCGTTTGATCATTCTTCTCGCTCATCCCGGTTGGCCTCCTCCCCCGGCGCCCGCGGCATCGGCATCCAGTGTCTCACCTGCGCGCCCAGCGCATCGCTCCATTTGGCGCCGTAATAGCGCATCCATTTGGCGCCGTAATAGCGCATCCATTTTTCGCCCTCTGCCAGATACGCCTCGCCCACAAACCCGCCCGCGGCAGCCAGTACCCGTTCGCCAACCCCCGGCAGCTGTTCGTCCACGCCGATCCATGCCATGGTCTGTCTCCTTCCAGCTCGTTGCGCTCCCCACTGCTCACTGCCCACTACCCACTCCTCCGTCCGGCCCCCTTCAGCCTCAGCTTCGCTGCGTACGCCTTTTTCTTCACCTCGGCCACCAGCAGCCCCGTCCTCGTCAGCTCCGCGCTCTGCGGTGGGTATCATGTCCTTGATGACCCGCATGCCACCGATCTTGTACAGGTCCACTATCTGCTGCTTGCCCTTGGTGTTGCTGATGACCGGGTGGAATGTGTATACCCGCTCGATGATCGCATAATCCGCGTCTGATACCTTGCTACCCAACTTGGCCTCAAATTCCTCATGTGTCATGGTGTGTACCCTCCTTATCGATTGTGGGGATTATCACCCCTCCATACATCCATTATAACACAGGCGCGGCTTCCTGTCAATATATCCATTACCAATTTCTCTGTATTTCTTCTGTATTTCTTCTGATGATGTACACATTGGTAAACCAGCCTGTACATATTGCATTGGTTGCACTTTCCAGTTGTATGGTTGGTTGCATGTCAGTTGTATTGACAGTTGCATAGGCAACCTGCCGTACGGACCAGGTGTTGCGGTATGTGGTTGTATTGACAGTACAACCCATACAACAGAGTCAGTCGCATTGACAGTACAACCAGAATGCAACTGGAATGCAACGGCTCCCAAAACAAGTGTTGCACTGTCAATTGCAACTGGGATGCAACCGAATGCAACTGTCAATAATAGGACAGGCCACGAGGCCCGGTGGGACCGAACAATTGATGTTCAACTGGAAATATAACTCCGATGCAACGCGTCTGCAACTGGTAATAAGCCCGGTCAAAAATTCGTTGCGTTGCGTTGGGGTTTCCCCTTAAAAAGGGGACCCGAATGCAACACAACGGAATGACCTACAACGCAACAATGCAACAGGCAGGTAAAATATATTGCGTCGATGCGCCGGCTGTGGTATAATAATTATGGGTCATGAGCTGGGTAGTCACAGACAACCTCCTTGTGATGAGTGGATTATTGCAGGACAGGTGGGGGTCCTGCAGAGGAATAATTGGGCTACGGCCCGTTGATATATAAAATCTTAAGTAGGAGGGCATTAAGATGAAACACAAACCACGCAGAATTGACAAGAGGTTGTTGATTGCTGCCAATATGCCTCCCTTGATGCACAAGCCAGTTGATGGCGAATTTATACCAGAAAATAGTGAGGTTCTGAATTGGATTATCAACCAGCCGGGGTTGGTTGGGTATTTGATGGATGAACTGAGGTATAAAGGTCTAATTACATTTAACCAAGAAACAAAGTTATGGCAAGGTCAAACATATGGAAACCGACCTGACAATTAAAGAATTGCTCCAAAGAACTCGCAATAACAATCTGCGAATCAAAGCACTACAAGAGCGAAGGTGTGAATGCTACACTATGGCTTTACGGGGTCGGGATTTTGACAAGGTGAGGATATCCGGGACCAATAACTCCCATAGTCAGACCGAAGAAGCAATTTTAAGGCTGCAGGACCTTGAACAGGGTATATGTGATTTAATTATTAAGTATACTAATGATATTAAGTTGGCGGAGCAGCTTATAAATGATTTGACCGACATAAGACAACGCGATATACTGACATTTAGATATATGAATGGCTGGAGTTGGCAAAAGATTGCTAGACTTATGAATTATGAACGTACACAGATTTGGCGGATTCACGGGGTTGCTCTTATGCTGCTGGACAATGAGCTGAAAAGTTGCAACACCATGCAACATCAAGCTGTGTTATAATAGATGTGTAGAAGGATGTTTACAGAGAGGAGGTTGCTCATGAATAACGACAGACCAGTATCACCCATCAATGGGCAACCGCTGCCAAAAGGAAGACAATTCACGAGCGAAACCGCGAGGGAAGCCGCGAAGAAGTCAAACGAAAAGCAAGCATTAAAGCGGTCATTAAAAAATTGCCTGCTTAAAGAACTTGGGAAGTCACGGGTAATGAAAGACGGGCGCGAATTGACAGGGTGGGAAGCGATGTGTGAAGCGGCTGTTGCGATGGCGCTAAAGAACCCAAAGTTCTGGGAACTGATACGCGATACAATCGGGGAAAAGCCCGTGGATAAAAAGGATATGTCGCACGCCTTCATTGGCGACTTCGACATAGTATTGGACGGCGAGGATGGCGATTAAACCGCTGCCGAAACTGTACAATGACAAGTATTACAGGCGGCTCAAGGATGATACAAGGCTGCAAATCTTCTTTGGCGGGGCTTCAAGCGGGAAGTCCTTTTTCATCGCCCAAAGAATCGTACTGGACACGCTGAACGGCAGGAACACGCTTGTCCTGCGCAATGTAGCGAGGACTATAAGGGGTTCATGCTGGAACGAGGTTATTAAGGCAATCAACGCACTCAAGCCTATCCTGCGCGACTGCTTCAATGTCAGCAAGAGCGAAATGCTGATTACAGCCATGAACAACGGGGCACAAATCCTGTTTGCCGGGCTGGACGATGTAGAGAAAATCAAATCCATCACTCCCGCGAATGGCGTTCTCACCGACATCTGGATTGAGGAAGCCACCGAAACCTCCTATGACGATTACAAGCAACTGGAGAAGCGACTGCGCGGCGAGAGCAGGCATCCCAAGCGCATCACGCTGTCGTTTAACCCCGTGTATAAGGAGCATTGGATATATCGCGAGTTCTTTGGCAACTGGCAGGACGGCGCAAGCGAGTACCATGATGACGGGCTGAGCATACTCAAGACAACATACAAGGACAACAGGTTCTTGACTGACGATGACCGCCTTGCCCTTGAGAACGAAACAGACCCCTATTACAAGGCGGTATATTCTGAGGGAAATTGGGGCGTGCTGGGCGATGTCATCTTCCGCAACTGGCGCACGGATGACCTGTCAGGCTTCAACACGGACAAGCCGTTGTTTGGACTGGACTTTGGGTTCTCAAGCGACCCTGCTGCTGCCGTCAAGGTGCATTATGACAGGGCTGGCAAAAAGATTTACATCCTGGACGAGTTGCACGAAAAGGGCATGACGAACAGCCAACTCGCTGAATCACTCAAGCCGTGGGTTGGAGGGCATTACATCACCTGTGATTCATCCGAGCCTAAGAGCATCAAGGAGTTGCAGAACCTTGGCATCAGGGCAATCGGCGCGAAGAAAGGCCCGGACAGCGTGATGCACGGCATACAGTGGCTGCAGGGGCATGAATTGATTGTCGATGTCAAATGCCAGCACACGCGCAACGAACTCCAGTTATACCAATGGCGCAAGGACAAGGACGGCAATAGCATGAGAGTGCCCGAAGACAGGAACAACCACTTGATCGATGCCCTGCGCTACTGCTTAGAGCATGAATCAACCGCACGATACGCCACAGCGCTCAACCTGAAAGGATTGTGATAAATTGATTACACGGGACAAAAGCATGGTCCTCGACAGGGACAGCATCAATGATTGTGTGAAGCAGTTTGATCTAGAAGCGAGCAGGTTGACAAAACTGCATGATTACTACACTGGACGGGGCGCCATCACGAAGCGGTTGAGAACTATTGGTTTGCCGAACAATCGTCTGATGCACGGTTACCCTGCCTACATCGCCACCATGACATCGGGCTATCTGATCGGTGACCCTGTGCAGTATGGCGTGGACGAGGGACAGGAACAGGCGCTGGATGCCCTACAGGACGCTTACAACGCGGCTGATGTCGGCAGCGTTGATGCGGAGATTGCGCTCAACCAGGCGATTTATGGGCGCGGCGTTGAGTTGGTATACGCTGACAGTCAGGCGAGGCCGAGAACAACGGCCATTGACCCGCAAAAT